TAACTTGGGCAGCTGTCAAGGCTGAAATGGATAAACTTTAATGACTTTCGCTGCCGCATCATTCGGTGAGCGTGCCTTTTCCGAAGACGTCGATCAAAATGCTGTAGTAGCAGCAACCGGACAACAAATAACTTCTAGTTTAGGTACAGTCACAGTAACAGCTGGTGTATTAGTACAACCAACAGGTGTTTCTTTCACAGCCCAAGTTGGTTCGGTAACAGTTAAAGCAGATGCTTTAGTTGTACCTTCAGGCTTAGAAGCTCTTATGGGCCTTGGCACTGTAACAGTTGTAGCTGAAACATTTGTAAATCCAACAGGAATACAAATAACATCATCGCTAGGTACGGTAACTGTAAGTGGTTCTGCACTCGTACAACCGACAGGTGTGCCTGCAACATTAACTGTGGGTGATGTAACAGTTGCAGCTTCTGCTGTCGTTGCACCAACAGGTGTGTCCTCGACATTTGCTGTTGGAAGTGTTACATTAGAGTCAAGATATTTTCCTGCTGGTGTGCAGGCAACATTTGGTTTAGGCACAGTAACTGTAATAGCTTCTGCGCTAGTTATACCAGATGGTGTAAACATAACATCTGCGGTAGGAGATCCAAAACTAACAATCTGGAATGGTGTAGACGATTCTAGTGGAAATACATGGACTGTCGTTCCAACAGGATAAGGAGATAATATGGCTGATTCGACAATATTAAATTTAGACCTCCAAACCACTGGAGCAAACGCTGGTACATGGGGATCTAAAACAAACGATAACTTAGAAAAAATAGAAAATGCAATTAAAGGATATGCAAGTGTTTCTATTACAGGTACATCACAAGCATTAACTGTTGCTAGTGGTGGCACAGGAGATCAACAAAGTAGAGCAGTTCTTAATTTGACAGGCACACTTTCAGGTTCTACTGCACTTACATGTGAAGCAAATCCTAACTGGTACATAATAAAAGATGCTACAACAAGAGCTGGACATGCTCTGACATTTGGACCAGCAGGTGGCACAGCTGTAACACTTACGTCTGGTGCAATACATTTAATTTACACTGACGGTACGTCAGCATTCCAAATACCAGAAAATTTAGCTAACATGGCATTATCAGGTACACTTACTGTTACAGGTGATGTGTCATTTGATGGTGGTTCTTTTACATTTAACCAATCAGGTGCAGCAGTAGATGCTAGATTTGAAGGCGATACAGATCAAAATTTAATTATAACAGATGGTAGCACAGATCGTGTTGGCATGGGTATTGCAGCACCAAACGGTAAATTACATGTAAGACAAGCTTCGGCTACAGGTGCACAACCTGTTATAGAATTAGAACAATTAGATCAAGATTACGCATTTACAAACTATGTAGGTACATCAGCAACTGACGCATCTAAAAGTATATCTTCTTCTACCGCAACAGCTGGTAGTAAAGTTGGTGCTATAAGAATAAGGGTAAATGGTACAGAACGTTGGATAAGAATTTACGATAACGCAATATAGGAGCTTGCATGACGCTTATAAAAATTCAGGTAGCGCCAGGTATAGACAAACAAAACACAGAAACTGGTGCAGAGGGTCGTTGGATAGATTGCGACAATGTTCGTTTTAGATACGGACTACCAGAAAAAATAGGTGGTTGGGCAAAAACAACTGCAGAGGCACTTGTTGGTGCAGCACGTGGTATTATAAATTGGTTTTCTCTTGATGGTGACCAATACCTAATGACAGGCACAAACAAAAAACTATACGTTTACCAAAATCAAGCTTTTTATGACATTACTCCAATACGTGTAAGTGGCGCATCTATAACAGAATTTACTACCACTTCAGGATCTACAACGGTTACAGTTACAGATGCCACACACGGTGCAATAGAGGGTGATTTTGTCACTATATCTAGTGTATCCGGTACAGCTAACGGAATTACAGCTAGTAATTTAGAAGGTGAATTTGAAATACAATCTGTTACAGATACAAACAATTATGTAATTATTGCCAAAGCAGCAGCTTCTGGTTCTGGTGCTAGTGGTAGAACAGGCACAGCAGAATATCAAATAAATACAAATCCTGCTTTTTCTATTCAAGGTTATGGATGGGGTGCAGGTACATGGGGATTATCGACTTGGAATACTACACGTGCTGGTCTTGCATCACCTGACTCTGTGCAACTTGACTCTGGTAAATGGTCATTAGACAACTGGGGAGAAGATATATTAGCACAACAACTTAACGGCAGTTTATATTATTGGGACACATCAGCTAGCACATCAACTGTGCAACGAGCAAATAGAACAGCAGTTTCTGGTGCACCTACCTCTAGTAGATTTGTGTTAGTTTCTGGTACAGATAGACACGTCATTTGTTTTGGTACAGAAACAACAATAGGCACACCATCTACAAGAGACGATATGTTTCTTCGTTGGTCTGACCAAGAAGATCCAGCGCAATGGACACCAACTGCCACAAACACAGCTGGGTCACAAAGATTAACAGATGGATCAAAACTTGTAACAGCAAAACGTTCACGTGGTGCCGTTCTTGTATGGTCAGATACTGCATTGTATCAAATGCAACTAATTGGTGCACCCTTTGTATTTGGATTTCAACAATTAGGTTCTGCTTGTGGTTGCATAGGTCAACACGCAGCTGTAGAATCTAATGGTAGATCATTTTGGATGGGCACAGATTCTTTTTACACATTTGATGGTTCTGTGCAAAAAATACCATGCAGTGTAGAAGATTATGTTTTTAATGATATAGATGAAGCATCGCAAAAAGACACATTTGCAGGATTAAATGTTGAATTTAACGAAGTTACTTGGTTTTATTGTTCTAATGGATCTAACGTTATAAACAGATCTGTTACATATAATTATTTAGAAAATGTTTGGTATATAGGCACATTAGCTAGATCATCATGGTTTGACAAAGGTGTTTATGGTTTTCCACAAGCAATGGAGTTTGATAGCACAGATACAACATCTACAATTAGTACAATTACAGGATTGACTGCAGGCAGAAGTTTTTTATATAGTCATGAAAATGGTAACAACGCAGACGGTGCAGCATTATCATCATCAATTACATCTGGTGATTTTGTTATACCAGAGGCAGGAGAAAGACTAATGTCTATAAAAAGATTTATACCTGATTTTAAAGATCAACTAGGCGATGTAGATGTAGAATTAAACTTTAAACTATATCCGAGCTCCACGGCCACAACAAATGGTCCTTTCACAGTATCACCTACAACAACAAAAATAGATACACGTGCACGTGGTAGACAAGCATCGTTAAAAATAACAAGTTCTGCATTAAATACTAAATGGCGATACGGCACGTATCGTGCAGACGTACAACCAGACGGAATGAGATAATGGCACAGATAAATATACCTAGATTACCACAAGCACCAGAAGAGTATAGTAAAAATCAAATAGATCAAATGATACAGTCGTTAGATTTATTAATACAGTTATTGAATAGTTCATACACACCAGAAACACTTAGAGAGGATGACGAGGCAATTGCCTGGTTTTTAAGTTAATGGCTAATACATACAAAAGAGTAATATCTACGTTGACTAGCACAGGAGATAATAGCGTTTATACTTGTCCTACAGCTACAACCACACTTGTAAAATCAGTAAAAGTCTTTAATGATACTAGTGGTGCAGCACAAATTAGTATGAAAGTAAACGCTATAGAAGTAGAAAGAGAGGCTAGTTTAGCTTCTAAAGCCACAAAATCTTTTGTTTCTGGCACAGATGTGTTAGAGGCAGCAGATGTGCTAAAAATTAACACAAATGTGCAACCAATAAACGTATATGTGACTTTTTTGGAGATATCATAATGATTGAAAAAACACAAAATACTTGCTATAAGGAGAGATTATGCCTATAAATGATGACGGAGTAGTAGAGTACGTCGAGATCAACGGAGAACAGGTACCAAAGATTGTTGTTCCGGCTGAAATAACTATTACAAACACTGTAACAGGAAAGGAATACGGATCAGCTAAAGAAGCTGATGATGATGTTGCCGACCCTGCAACTGACACTAAAGCAGAACACATTAGACAAGATGTAGTTATTAGTGCAGCAATTCACAAAATATTAGAAGGTAAAGCAGGAGACGTATAATGTTTGGCGCAATAGGAATAGGAGCATTAATTGGAGCGTTGGGTGCAAAACAACGTGGCGGTAATTTATTAAAAGGTGCTCTTGGAGGCGCAGCATTAGGTGGCATCGGCGGTATGCTTGGTGCTAAGTATGGTGGTGGTGCTGGTGGAATATTTGGATTTGGATCTAAAATGTTACCAAACGCATTAGCGATAAGTGGTATTGGCATGGGCACAGAGATGCTAGGTCAACAAGAAGCAAACCAAGCAGCATTAGCTGGTAGAAGAAGATTAATGGATGAAGAGGAAGAAAGAAGAATTGCAAGACTAAGTAAAATAGCAGGATACGACATAGCAGATCCTAGAAACTTTTTAACACCAGATTCATATTTTGGCATAAATGCGGCACGTGGTGGTGCAATAAGAAGAAGATATGAGATGGGTGGTGATGTAGATAATAGTGGCATCATGTCGGTAGCAGAAAACAAACCACATCCACTTACAGCATTTAAAGATTTATATGATAGATACATAACAGAAGGTGTGCCTATTGCAGGAGAACAAGAACCATTATCATTCAAAGATTTTTTTGAAATAATACAAACTAAAATACCAAAAGCAGCACGTGGTGGTAGAGTACACGCAGCAGCTGGTATGTACCTAGGTGACGACGGTATGTATGATAAATTTTTAGACAATCCAATGCTAACTAAAGCACAACGTGGCGAAATGATGATGGGAGAAAATGATTACAATTCTATGGAAATAGATACAGATGCACAAAGAAATTATTTAGACGGAATTATGAATGCAGAACCAGCATTTCGTGGAACACCTGGAATGGACGAAGATGGTTTTGTAATGATACCCGGACCAGACGGAACAATGGTAAAAGTTAAACCAGCGATGAGAGAAATGCCTGGAGCAGATGAAGACGGACTTTTTATGGTACCCGGACCA